GGTCTAGTTAACTAATTGAGGAGGGGGGAAACTCCCTCCTTATATCAACGTACGGAGTAGAATGTGGCAACAATAAAAGTTATAGAAGTTATTAAGCGCGTAGAAGATGTTCTACAAGATTCAAATGTACGATGGCCACGCGTAGAGTTACAAAATTGGCTTAATGAGTCGTACTTACAAATTGCGTTATTAAGGCCTGACGCTAGTTCTAAGACCGGTACACTTACTTGTGTTGCTGGTAGCAGACAAACAATCACGTCAGGGTTCTCCACTGCACTACGTTTACTAGATGTAGTAAGAAATTTAGCATCTAGCTCAGACAAAAAAGTAGTTCGCCTTATAGACAGAAGTGTTTTAGATGACCAACGTCCAGCTTGGCATACTGACACCGCTTCGGTAAACATTCAAAACTATACATTTGATGTTAGGCAACCTAAAGAATTTTTTGTGTTCCCTCCAGCTACTACCTCTGCTCAACTAGAAGTAGTGTACGCTGATTTACCTGGGGCACATAGTCTTAGTGCTTCTGCACTAGACCCAACCGGCAGTAATGCCGAAGTTATAAAAGTAGATGACACATATTTAAGTGTTATTACTGATTGGATACTATATAGAGCTTTCTCTAAAGATGCTGAATTTGCAGCAAATGCTGCCAGAGCAGGTGCTCATTACCAGACATTTATGTCGTCTATAGGTAATAAGACGCAGAGTGATGTAGGCTCTTCACCTACGGAGGCAGTGTAAATGGCTACTACTTTATGGGCAAGTTTTTACCCTTATGTACAACCTTATGTTCCTGGGTGTCCAGAGATTGTTATAGAATCGCACTTACAAGAGTCTGCTGCTGATTTTTGTGCTGAAAGTGAAGTTTGGAGATACACTATAGAACCGGACTACACTAGTAACGGAGACGCAGATTACGAGATAGATGTTACTAAGGGTACGCTTTTAGAAAATATAATGTACCTATACTTAGATGGAAACATGATGCAGAGAGTGTCAGAAAGGCACTTTAAACCTGCTGTTAACAAAGACGGCACTGCTATAAAAGGCACGCCAACTTATTTTTCGGTGCTAGACGATAACAGTATTCGCTTGTACCCAACCCCAGACCAGAAATATACGTTTAACGGTCTAGGTGTACTTAAACCAAAATTATCTGCTACTGGAGTAGAAAGTTTTATTTTCGACACTCATGGTCGCTCTATAGCGGCAGGAGCTATTGCTAGACTTGCGGAGATTCCTAATAAAGAATGGAGTAACCCAGACTTAGCTATGCAGCATCGTATTGATTATGAGCGTAAAATTTCTAACGCTAAAGGAAGAGACACTAGAAGAGTTAATCTTCGCGTGGCTTCTGTAGGCTTTGCTGACTAGGAGGATAAATGGCTGAAACTTTTAAATATGTTCAAGGTGATACCGGCCCTCAGCTGCGTATAACCCTGACTGATGAAGATACAGGCACCGCAACTGACTTAACAGGTGGTACTGTGAGGATGCACTTCAGGGCTGCAGGTTCTACTACTTTACTGTTTACTAAAACTCTAACTATTAGTTCCCCTGCTAACGGAGGTATTGTGCTCGTTTCTTGGGCATCTGGGGAGCTGAACCAAGACCCAGGGACTTACCATGGAGAAATAGAGGTGACTAGAAGTGGGGGAGTTGTAGAAACGTTATATGACGTAATTAAGTTCAAGATTAGAGAGGACTTTGCGTGAATCTAAAATCAGTAGTAGCAATTGCTGCCCTTAAAGCCGCTTACAAGCGGTTAGGGATTACAGCTTCTGTTGCTCCTGACCTTTCTGATTCTGCAATAAAAACACTAGGTATATCATACAAAGCTAAACTCTTGCCTATTCTCATGGCTATCGAGCTTGGTTACTTTATTACAGAGATTGACATTGAAGGTAATGCTTTTGTACATGATGGTACAGGCGTAGAAGATGGATTTATATATGCGTTCCTAAAAGGCTTATCAGATGACCCTGCTTTAGTTGATGAAGCAGTCTTTGCGTTCAACAAAGTTATTAACGATTCCCCTTCAATTACCCACACAGAAGTCTTTGATTTTTATAAGAATATTGCTAACGAAGCTGCAAATGTTGCAGAAGCTCATTCACTTAATTTAGGTAAAACTCTAACAGACGGTTCCGGAGCTGTAGATGTGTACACCTACGCTGCAACTAAAGCGCTAACAGAAGCACCATCAATGACAGATTCTTTTGATTACGCTACTGGTAAAGCATTCACAGAAAGCCCTGCATTAACAGATGCTATAGTAAATGCTTTCTTTAAGAACCCAGCTGACGCAGCCGGCACAACCGATGCTGCAGTTTTTGATAGAAATAAAATTCTTAGTGACAGCGTAAATGCTACAGATGATATAGACGGAGCAGCGTCTACTAACGACGATCAAGAAATGCAGTTTGTTAAGAATACTAGCGAAACTCCGTCGGTTAGTGATGTTCTTGCAATTGTTGCTGCATTTACTAGAAGCTTCACAGAAACGCCTTCAATAACAGATTCAGACACTATAGAAACGGGCAAAAACGTAACTGAAAATCCGTCAATTAGTGAAACGCACCATTATAATTTTGATAAACTATTAGGGGATACACCTGCTATAAATGACGCTTTTGCGCTGCAAGTAACGTTAAATCCTTTTAGTGAAGCGCCAGGTGTTACAGATACACCTAGTGTGGTGCCTAACAAAATTGTTTTAGAAACGCCCTCGTTGACCGACGCGGGGTCGTTACGAAGTCAAGGATACTGCGACTTCACCTTTTTTGAGGAAGACTATGTCGGGGCTTCCAGAACATTTTAATAGGAGTTAATTATGATTAACGAAAACTTGAAGCTCTCCGGTCAGTTAGGAATCGTCCTTAGAGACAAGGACGGTAACATAAAGGAGGAGCGCACAGAAAGAAACCTTGTAGTAACTACAGGGCTAAACTATATTGCGTCTAGAATGAAAGACGCGACAGCTGATGTAATGACGCATATGGCTTTAGGTTCAGGTACTACCGCTGCAGCCGCAGGGCAAACAGACCTTGTAACTTTACTAGGGGCTAGAGAAGCTTTAGATTCTACTACTGTTACTGCAAATGCAGTTGCTTACGTAGCATCTTTTGAGGCTGGTGATGCAACAGGTGCTGTAACTGAAGCAGGAATTTTTAACGCTGCATCAAGTGGAACCATGTTATGTCGTACTAAGTTTAACGTTGTTAACAAAGCAGCAGACGATACTATGACTGTAACTTGGACAATTACTTTATCAGCTTCTTAATGGGAATAGGTGTAACTTATGTCTACGATAGTAAATCGAAACGCTAAAGGGTCACCTCTAACTAATACTGAGGTAGACTCGAACTTTTCCAACCTAAACACCGACAAGATGGAGAAGTCGAGTAACCTCAGTGATCTTTCTAATGCTGCTACAGCAAGAACCAACTTAGGTGTGCCTAGTACTTCTGCTGCTACAGATGAGGCAATAGCTATGGCAATTGCACTTGGCTAGGAGAATAATATATGGCAAACACGTTTAAAAGATTCACAAGTAACAGCGTAGGGACGAGTTTAGCAACAGTTTATACTGTGCCTTCAAGCACTACTACAGTACTTATTGGAGGCGTGGTGTCAAACGTTACTTCAAGTACAGTAAATGTAACTGTGACAGCTACAACAAGTTCTACTGTAATAAATTTAATAGGTGAAGATACGCCTATACCGGCAGGTACAGCGCTATCGTTTATTGACGGTAAAGTAGTACTAGAAACTGGAGATATAATTAAGGTAAAGAGTTCAGCAGCTTCATCGCTTGATGCTCATTTATCTGCTATGGAGATAACCTAATGGGTGGATATATTGGAAAAGGACAACCAATATCAGTAGCTGATAACTCAGTTGAAACAGTTGATATTAAAGACGATGCTGTAACAAACGCCAAAATAGCTACTAACGCAGTAACTGGAGACAGTATTGCTGCTAACGCAGTAGGTAACTCTGAGTTATCAGATAATGCGGTAAACACTGCAGAAGTAGCTGATGATGCTGTTACAGAGGCAAAAATTGCCGACGCTAGTGTAGATGAGGCAAGATTAAAAATATCAAACACTCCAACCAACGGATATGTACTAACTGCACAGTCAGGTAACACTGGTGGACTAACCTGGGCTGAAATGACAGGTGGTGGACCTTCACTTGGTACTGACAGTATAATACGAACTAATGCACAAACTATTAGTGAGAACATTACAATACCAAGCACTACTAACGGTATGAGTGCTGGACCTATAACAATAGCTGATACCAAGACTGTTACAGTCAACGGAAACTGGAGCATAGTATGAGTACATTAGAAGTCAAATCAATTGCAGCTCCAACTGGTCATAACTTGTCTATGCCTGCTGGTCATATAATTCAAACTGTATCTGGCGATATTGGAGCATTAACTACAACTAGTTCAACAAGTTTTGTTG